CAGCAGATTCCGAGGCAGGAAAGGCCGTCAGTGCCGAAGGAGCCGGACCCTTATGCCCTGAGTGATCAGGAGTATCAGCAACAGCTTCGGATGCGCGATGAGGCCATAGCCAGACAGGCTGCGTTTGACGCACAACAGCGCTTCCAACAGCAGGAAGCACAGCGTCTGCAGCAGGAACGGCTAATGCGAGAGCAGGAGGCTTTGAACGAGAAGGTAGCTACCTACTCGCAGCGAGCGGTCCAACTCGGCATTTCTAACGAGGAATTACAGGCAGCAGGTAATGCTGTCGCTTCGTTTGGCATCTCGGATGATGTAGTCAACTATATTTTGGATGACGATCTGGGGCCGGCCATCACGAAGTATCTCAGTCAGAATGTTACCGAGCTAGACGCTATCCGGGCTATGAGTCCGGCACAGGCTGCGGTAAGGATTGCAACTCATGTACGGGATAAGGCTGCTGCATTGAAACCTAAAGTAAATGCCGCTCCTGATCCGGTTGAGCAGCCAGCAAAGGCTGGCGTAGCGCCTAAAGCGCGAGGACCGAAGGGGGCGATTTTCGAATGAATGAGGTGATCCGAAAGTGGCTAATAATCTTAACAGCAACGTCACCCGGAAGGTGGCTCGTGTCTTTTTAGAGGCATTCGAGTCCAGCCGGGTTGTAACAAAGACCGTTGACACTCAACTCCTGAGTGGCAAATTCAACCCTTCAAGTGGTAGCACTGTAGACTTCAAGCGTCCGCACGACTACAACTCCATCCGTACTTCTGGCGGTGATATTTCATCGTCCACCAAGTCAGACATCATTGCTGGTAAAGCAACTGGTACTGTTCAGAACTACTTCACCGTAGCTACCGAGTGGGGCAACGTGGAAGAAGCTCTTGAGCTTGATCAGTTGGAGCAGATCCTTGCTCCTATGGCTCGACGCATCGTGACTGACCTGGAGATTGATCTTGCCAGCTATATGCTCAAGAACTCTTCTCTGAAGTATGGTTCTCACGGCACTGCCGTTGACGCATGGGGTGATGTCGCAGGCGCTGGCGCACTGATGGATTCCATCGGCGTACCTGCAGCCGCAGAGCGTTACTACCTGATGAACCCTTTCACCACTAGCGCACTTGCTAACGTACAGAATGGCCTGAATGCTTCAGATCAGTTGGTCCGTACCGCTTGGGAGAATGCACAAATCTCTCAGAACTTCGGTGGTATGCGAGCTCTGACTTCTAACGCTCTGTCTAGCTTTACTTCTGGCACTGGCGCTGACCGCGCAGGTACTCTGTCTGCTGCTCCTGATGCGACTTACGTCACAGCAAAAGACACTATGACTCAGACTCTGGCTGTTGCTGGATTTACTGCGAACATGGTTGTTAAGGCTGGCGATATGGTCACCATTGCTGATGTGAACCGTCTGAACCTAGACACTCGCACTGCGATGATTGACGCATCTGGCGCTAACGTAGCCTGGACAGGCGTTGTTACTGCTGACGTTACTCTTAGCGGCACTGGTACTGGTAACCTGGTTGTTGCCGGTCCTGCTATCTACGAGGCCAACGGACAGTACAACACTGTTGACGCTGCACCAGCTAACGGTGCTGTGGTAACCATCCTGAGCGCTTCTAACACTCTGTACCAGCCAAACCTGTTCTTCACTAAGCAGGCATTCGGCATGGGTACTGTGAAGCTGCCTAAGCTGTACTCTACTGACACTATTGCAACTACCGAAGACGGTATGAGCATCCGTGTAAGTAAGTACGCAGATGGTGACGCTAACACCCAGAAGATTCGTTTTGACTTGTTGCCTGCATACGCAACATTCAATCCGTTTATGGCTGGACAAGGCTTTGGTGTGTAACTCTCCTTTGAGTTTATAGGGGACTTCGGTCCCCTACTTTTTTATGGCTAAACCAAGAAAAGGCAAAGCGAAAGTAAAGGTCACCGCCAGCGGCAAGAAGGTCTCCTACGGGCAGGCCGGGAAAGCCAAAGGCGGTGGTCCGCGTGTTAGGCCGGGTACAGCTAAGGGTGACTCTTACTGTGCTCGGTCTCTTGGTATCAAGAAGCGGCTCCCGAAGGAGAAGCAGAACGATCCCAATACTCCCAATAATCTCAGTCGCAAGCGCTGGAAGTGTAAGGGCGCTAAGTCGATGAAGGCTAAATATGAGTAAGGCAGGCAAGAAAAAAGGATTGTGGGATAACATCCACGCGAAGCGTAAAAGGATTGAACGGCAGAAGAAGGCAGGCAAGAAGGTTGAGCGCATGAGAGAGCCCGGCTCAAAGGGCGCGCCAACTGCCGAAGCTCTGGAAAAGTCAAAGAGCAAAAAGAAAGCGTCAAAGGGAGCTAAGTACGAGTAATGGCTACAGTCGCGCAGGTTGCTAAGGCAGCCCTACAACGGATATTGGTACAGGCTAGCGAGTCTCCACTGCAGCCTGATGAATATAGTGACTTCATCTTTGCGATGAACAACTATATGAGCGAGCTAGACGCTCAGGGTATCCAGTTAGGATATACAGAGGTCTCTGACCTAGGTGATACCGTAACGATCCCCACAGGGGCTCTCAGGGGCTTGATCGCTAACATGGCGATAGAGGTGGCTCCAGATTACAACGGGGTGATCTCGCAGGGTCTGGTGAAGGCTGCGCGTGATGGCTTCAATACCATGAGGCTGCTCGGTCAGAGCATGGGCGAGACCAAGATGCCCGCAACCCTGCCGATTGGCTCAGGCAACGAAGATACGCTCTTCGGCTTCCCCGGACATTTTTATCCAGAGTCAGAAGAGGATATCCTGGCGGAGTCCACTGGCTCGATCGGTTTGGAGCTAAACACAAATGGATAGATCACAGGGCAGGAAGAAGTCTGACTTTGTAGCGAAGACTTCGGTAGAGGCTGGCGCTTACGTTGACTACTTTGTCAACGGCACGAACTACAAGATCGCATATAGTGACTTCCTTGCAGGATTGGGTGTCACCGGGACGATCGTTCAGGCTGGTGATCCTACTGGGATCGCGGTTCTGGATATTGATGGGACCGTAAACAAAATCAGAAACATCGAGAGCGGTGCGGGCATACTGGCTAACATATCTGCCCAGAACGGTGTAGAGATCAAGCACAACTTCTCTGCCGACTCCACTGGCGCTCCACTGTTACTTAACGTAACGGATGACACTCCTGATATAGCGAGTCTGGTTGCTGGTACTGGAATCACGGTAACGCCTACTAGCAACTATGTGACTATCGCTCGAACTGCGGCTCCCTACGCGCAGGTCCACATTCAAGGTAACTCGACTTCAACCACGATTGCCACAGCCGGGACTGCGGTTAAGGCTAACGGTACGTTTACTGTTGGGATTCAATCCAACTTCACCGGGGACACCACTGGCAAGATTGTCTACAACGGCACAGCCACTTCGGTATTCGCAGTGAAGGCCACTGTGACGTTCTCTCCCGATACAGCAAACAACCAAGACCTGGCGATCTATATTGCGAAAAATGGCACTGTAGAGGCTGGCTCTAAGATTGTCAGGAAGGTTGATGCGGCTCAGTCTGCAAACTGTTCCACGTTTTTCAATGTGTCTCTTGCTGAGAATGATTACGTTGAATTGTATGTCTCGAACGAGACCAGCACGGATAATCTGACAGTAATTGATTCGGTATTCGGTATCTCAAGTTAATGCCTAAAGTTACGCTGCCAATAGCCAACGGGTACTATCAGAGCGATTCTCTGCCTATCTCAGCGCAGGAATGTATCAACCTATACCCGAACATAGCCCAGGCTCCTGCGTTGAATCAGGAGACCCTGTTTGGCACTCCGGGGCTGGTGCAGGTTGCTAGTGCAAGTGATATAGACACTTGCCGCGGGGCTCATGAGATGAACGGAGTCCCCTACTTTGTCATAGGCGGTCATCTCTACAGCATGGCTTCAGATTACACTCTGACCCAGATTGATGTGATCGCGGGGACCGGCAGGGTATCGATGGCTGACAATGGTACTCAACTGTTGGTCCTGGTTCCGGGTGGCAATGGTTATATCTACAACCACTCAACTGATACGTTCGCGCAGATTACGGACGCGGACTTCACAGCTAACGGTAACCCGCAGCAGGTAGTGTTTATTGATGGCTACTTCTGCCTGACCACGGATTCCAAGAAGTTTATCGTCAGTGCGTTGAATGATGGTCTGTCCTATAACGCGCTAGACTTCGGTACAGCAGAGTCTGACCCGGATGAGATTGTTGCTCCGATTGTATTCAAGAATCAGTTGTTCATCGGGGGGTCTCAAACGATTGAGGCTTTCCAGAACATCGGCGGCGCTGACTTCCCGTTCCAGCGTACAGGGTTGTTTCTGAGCAAGGGTATATCGAGCCCGTTCAGTATTCAGTCCATACAGGATACCTTCGTGTTTGTCGGCGCGGGTGCTAACGAGTCCCCAGCAATCTGGGCTCTGAGCGGTAACAGTGTAGCGAAGATATCTACCACTGCGATCGACAAGGAGCTCAGTGCTCTGACGGAGAGTCAGGTAGCGGACATCTACTCCTGGGCATATGCCGAGAAGGGAGCCTACTTTGTGGGATTTGCTCTGCCAGGTACTACACTGGTCTATGACACCATTTCCAAGCGGTGGCATGAGCGGAAGTCATACGTTGACGGCTCTCTGGGCGCTTACAGGGTGAATGCACTGGTCCGGGCCTACAATCAGTTGTGGGCGGGTGATCTGGTGGATGGCAGGATCGGCAGGCTGTCTCAGGAGGTCTACACGGAGTATGGCACTGAGATCCGCAGGAGTATTGTGACTCAGCCCTTTCAGAACAATATGGAGTCTTTCGTGCTGCCAGAGCTGGAGCTCACCGTTGAGAGCGGTGTGGGTAATTCTGACGCGATGGACCCAAAAGTAGGCTTGGAACGCTCGACAGATGGTAAACTATGGTCTGATGCCAGATACCGCAGTATTGGCAAGACCGGAGAGTACAACCGCCGGGTGATATGGAATCGCAATGGCAGGGCATCGAGGTTTGAGCTTTTCAGGTTTAGCATGAGCGAGCCCGTCAAGCCGGTGTTCATTCAGATGACCGCAGATATAGTGGTGACGCAATGAGCTACAAGCTGAACGCGGCTCAGCCTATTGTTGATGCTAACGGGACGATGGAGCAGCCCTTCAGGCAGTTTACGCAGGAAGCAGCCCTGTCTATACCGATAACGGGTGCAGGAAGCCCGGAGGGTGTAGTTGAGGCGGTACAGTTTAGTTTATATCTCGACACCACTGGAGGTGCGGGATCAATCCAATACAGAAAGATGCAGCCCGAGATCGGCGGTGACCGTACCCGTGGCTGGATAGCGGTTTAGGAGAGCATATATGCCAGTACCATTATTAGCGATAGCAGGAAGTCTTGCGGGCGCGGCAGCGGGAGCGTATGGGGCTAGGCAGGCCAGAAAGGCTGCTGAAGGTCAAACAGAGTCTTCGGAGCGTATGCGCCGGGAGGCCATGCAGGCTATCCAGAACTTCGGTCAGAGAGCCCTGCAGCCGCTCCCATCCGCTTACCAGAGGTCTCAGGACATCCGGCAACAGAGCGCCAATCGAGCTATGGCTCTGGCGGGTCAGATGTTCAGACCTTCGCTTGAGCAATTCCGGGAAGGTAACTACATGGCTCAGCAGCGTATTGCTGAAGCTCAACCCTTCATGCAGTCTGCAATACTTGGAACTGGCTCCCTGGGGTATATGCCGCAGGCTCAGCGAGTGCCACTTGATTACAGTCAGCTAGAGCCCTTGATGAACCCGGCTCCAATGGAATTCACCCCTGTCCCCGGTGGTCAGGCAAATATGCAGGCATCTGCTCCGGTTGATCGGATGCAGCAGGCTGTTCTTCGATACCAGGGAAGAATGTCATGAGCTTGAACCGAGGAAAGCTAGAGGATACAGAGGGCGTAAGGGAGGCCGAGTTTGTCGTTCTCGACTTCATCCGCTCCACTCCAAACGCAACGATTCCAGAGATAGCCCGTCTGATTGATGATGTCGGCGCTGATCTCCGTTACATTGCGAACGAGCTAGGGATTGACCCTGCCGTAGCTCAGCAGGCTTACGATGAAGCCTTCGCAGTTGCGCCTTCGATCGAGCAGGTGATTGAGAAGCAGATCAATGCCGAGCCCATCGTGCCTCCACAGGCTCCTTTGGCCGAGGTGATTGATACAACCCCAGCAACAACTGAAACCACTCGCGTAATCCCTGAGCCTACTCCGCAGGTCAGAGAGAACATCATTCCAGACGAGCCAACTCCAACTGCGCCCACAAGGGATGTAGTAACTGGCGCTCCCGCCGGTCCTACTCTGCCGGTTGGATTGGCCGCATCAGAGCAGGCGATCCGTGACGCAGAGGAAAAGGCAAGGCAAGACCTGCTTACAACTTTCAATATTTCTAGGGAAGACCTAGAGAGAGGCACTACAGCAGCCTCACAAGCTCTTGCTGGAGGAACCAGAATAGCAAGGGGTGATATTGAGACCGGCACTCAGAGGGGCTTAGAAGCCCTTACAGAAGGTCTCGGAGGGGCTCGCTCTGATATACGGAAAGGTTTTCGCAGAGCCGAGGGTATGTTTGATCCATACACTCGGGCTGGCCGGGATGCGTTGCAGCAGCAATTGGCCCTATCTGGCGCGTTAGGCCAGGAGGCATTCCAGCAGGCTTATCAAGAAAGCCCACAGATGCAATTCCTGCGAGAGCAGGGTGAGCGGGCGGCTCTTCGCACAGCGGCTGCTAGAGGCGGTCTGGGCGGCGGTAGGGTCATGCAGGAGCTTGCCCGGTACGGAACCGGATTGGCTTCTCAGGATTTACAGAATCAGATAGCCAACCTTCAGGCGCTGTCTTCTCAGGGGCTCGGTGCTACTGGTAGCGCGGCTAACATTGCTACGGGCGGCGCTCAGCAATTGGCGAATCTCGGGGTGCTAGGTGGCACTTCAGGACTGCAGGCTTACACTCAGCAGGGTGCGCAGTTGGCTGACCTTGCTCAGCAGTTGGGCGTCCGTGAGGCTGACCTACAGCAAGCTCTCGGAGCGGGCCTGTCAAACATTACGCTTGGATTAGGAACTCGCGCAGCGGACCTGTCAGCGGGGATGGGAACCAATATCGCCGGGATGAGAACTCGCGCAGGTGAACTGCTTGCCGGTCAATTCGGAACAGCAGCATCACAAATTGCCGATCTCCAACAGGCTCAGGGCGCTGGTACAGCGAATATGCTCGGAGCGCAGACAAACTACATTAACGAGTTACAGCAGGCAGCAGCGGCAGGCGATGCAGCGGCTCAGACTGAACTGGCTCAGATGCAGGCTAACATCAACCTGGGCATAGGTAGCTCTCTGGCGGGTGTCCCGGCTGCTCAATTCTTCCCTGTTCCAAACGCTGCAGGGCCGATCTTTCAGGGCGCGGCATTGGGTTACCAGTTTGGGCAGGGATTCGGCACTCCCAGCACTGCTAGACAGACATATCCGATATCAGGAATGACTCAGATGACAGGCATATCTCCAACTGGATATCAGACTTACAACCCATTCCAAATATCAGCAAGCAACTTGGGTCAATTCTAGGAAGAAAACAATGGCTGACAACTCTTCACTACTAGGCGGCATGATGCCGACACAGCGTAGAACAGACATTCCCACGTTGCTCCGGGGCTTGGGTGCTGCTGCTACAGGTCAGGTTCCTCAGTTTCGGCAGCAGATGCAGGCTGAGCAGACTCAGAGAATGCAGAATGTTATCGGCGGGCTGCAGTTAGAAGACGCGCTCGCAAAGTCTGCCGCTCAGGATGCCCTGAAAATACAGCAGTTGGCTAAGACGGGAAATCTGAGAGATGCAATGGATATCCTCGGTGATCGGGCGCAGTTGGAGCGACAACTCGGAGTCGATACATCATCAACTATGAGGCTTGCTGAATCTCTGAATTCCGGAGGCTTTGAAGCAATCATGCCTCAGATTGACTCCACGGTAGATATGGCTGTCAGGATTGGGCTCATAGAGCCGTTTGGCGGCGAGGTTCCTTCAACATTTAGGTCATTACAGTTGCAGGCAGAAGCTGCTGGATTAACACCGGGAACTCCTGACTATCAGGAATTCATGAGCTACAGAGGTTTCGAGGGCAGGATGGGTGCTGCGAAAACCATCAACTACAAGGATGGAACATTCGTTACCAAGCCCAGAGTCGGTCCGCCTGAAGTTTATGATAAATCAGGCAATCTGATAACTGATCCTATTGAAAAGCAGCGCGTTCTTGACGCAGCAATACAGTCAGGAATTGTATACGAGTCTGATGTTGCTGCTGGAAGAGCCAGAGGTACTGCCACAGAAGAAAGGAACCAGGAGGTTTTAGATACCGGCATAAGAGCGGCAATGAATATCCAGAAGCTGAAAGATGCTATAGAAATACTGGATACAGTTGAAACGGGCGGTTTTGCTAGTCTGGGAATTAAACTGAGAAGACAGCTAGGCATTACATCGGCTGACGAGGGAAGACTCGCCTACATTCTAAGAAAGAATGTCTTGCAGCAATTGAAGCCTACATTCGGGGCTGCGTTTACCGCAAGAGAGGGTGATCTGTTAGCTAGTATCGAGGCAAATGAAAACCAATCTACAGAAGCAAACAGGGCGCTGTTAGAAGACGTTCTGAATTATTCTTTACTAGATATTCAGCGAGCAAGAGTAAGGGCCGCAGACATGGGAGAATCTGGTCAACTAGCTATTCAGGATATGGAAGGCTTTTTGAGGGGAGGCTTCTATCCAATGGATGATTTGCAGGTAGAAAATGGCAGCGGACAGCCCACTCCACCGCCTGCTGGCCCGCGAGTCATACGATTTGATGCTCAAGGCAATATAATACCGGACTAGCAAATGGAAGAAGATATTCTCGCAGAACTCCCGGATGGCCGTATTTTAAGGTTTCCTGCAAATACGAGTCCTGAAGTTATTCAAGCCGCAGTCAAGCGCATGATGGGCATAACTGATGCTCCTGATCAGCCTCGCATTGGCCCTACAGGCAGAGCGTTCCTCGGAGCTACGGAAAGAGGGTTAGAGACTCTTGCCACTAGCGAAACGCCACGCGGCCAGAAAATGCGTGAGATCGTTGGCGCTACTCTGTCTGGTCAGCAAACGCCCGGAGAAGCTCTATTGCAAACCGGGGGTCAGGGTATGGCCTATCTTGGTGATCTCATTGGATCTGGGCTAGGGTATTTGGGAAGAGGCGCGTCCGCCATAACCCCAGATGTCATTGAGGATGAGGTTATCAATCAGCTAGGCATATTCATGGATCAGCCTGTCATGAGATATGGTATGCAGGCGCTTGGCTCAGGGATGGAGCAATATCAGCAATTTGCTCAGGAATACCCAAGAGCCGCAAGAAATATAGAGGCTCTGGCAAACATTGGTTTGGTTGGGGGTGGTGGAGAAACCACGAGGCAGGCAGGTAGACAGATGGCAAGAAACATTGAAATGCCATCTCGAAGACAGGCGAGAATTGATATAGAAGCTGGAGGCCGTCAGGCCGAGAGAGCTACAACCGCTCCGTATAGGTTAGAGGAAACTCCAACCGGGCCTTCAACCATATCTGGACCAGAGGGACCATTGCCAGAACCAAGACCTACCAGAAGGGCGGTAGTCAGTCCCCCACAAAGAACCGCTATAAGAAGCGGGTGGGATGAGGGATTGATAGCAATGATAAGAGAGTCTAGTCCCCAAGACAGAAGAAATATGCTTGAGGCTATGACCAGAATGGAAAGGGGCCGTCAAGACACCAGATCAAAAATGCTTGATAGAAGCACAGATGTAGCAGGTCGCTCTTTGCTGGATCGATACGAAGCGGTGCTGAAAGCAAACAGGCAGGCAGGTCAACGGATTGGTCGTTATGCGAGAAATAACCTAAGAGGAAATCGTGTCGATTTTGGCCCAGCTGTAGATAACTTTGTTAGCGCCCTGGATGAGATTGGCGTAACAATAAAGCCTGACTTCACTTTAGATTTCTCTGCTGCGGATATTGCAGGTATCTCTGGCGCTGAGGGTGTTCTGAAGAATATTGTGAGAAGGATGTCTCAGGGAAGAAGAATAGACGCCTATGAAATCCACAAAATGAAGAAATATATTGATGAGCTTGTTACCTATGGTACGCAAAATTTGCAAAAGCCATTGACGGGCGAAACGCTAAACATAGTCAAGTCATTGAGGCGCGATCTGAATCAAGTTTTGACCGAGAACTTTGATGGATACAGGGCTGCTAATCAGCAGTATGCTGAAACCATAAATGCTCTTGATAATTTCAAGGACGCAATGGGAACTGTTAATTATGACAGCCCAAGTGCTGCCAGGGCTTTGGGTACTAGATTGCGAGGAATTGGATCAAATGCTCAGTATAGAGCTCGGTTGCTTGACTCGATAGATGAGATGCAATCTCTTGCGAATAAATATGGCGGTGAGTTTGATGATGATGTGATCAATCAGACAGCCTTTACAATAGAGCTTGATAAAATGTTTGGCACTCAGGCTCCAACTAGCTTTTCGGGTCAAATCGGTGAAGCTGTTGGACAGTCTCAGAGTAGAGTGGGCGCGGCGGCGAATGTTGCAAGGGCAACGGCTAGAAGAGCCGCAGAGGCAGCTCTGGGCAGGGACGAGCAATCCCAAATTAGGGCAATGAGAGAGCTTCTGCTGAGCTTCGATTAGATACAGGTAACGAATAATGGCTAGATTCGGCGAGATAAACGCACAATACTTTGATGACGCTGGCGATCCGCTTGGAAGCGGTAAGCTGTATTTCTATGAGACCGGGACGACTACTCTCAAGGATACCTACAGCGACATCAACCAGACGATCGCTAACACCAACCCGGTGATCCTGAGTGCTGCAGGAAGACAGCCAAACATATTCTTCAGCGGTACTGCTAAGGCAATCCTGACCGACAAGAACGATGTTCAGATACTGGTCCGTGACCCGGTAGGTGCTACTGCAAGCATATTCGGTGATGGGTGGGTCGCTACGAAGATATACAGCACTGACGCTGTGGTATTGGGTAGTGACGGTCAATACTACCGATCTCTCGTTGCAGGTAACCAGAACAACGATCCGACATCTACGTCAGGATACTGGACGCTCCTGTACTCTGTTCAGTGGAACTCCGGGATCACATATCAGGAGGGCGCTGTAGTTACCTACAATGGTGAACAGTACCAGAGCCTCCAGAACAGTAACCTGAACAACAATCCATCGAGCGCGACAACTTACTGGGTGCTTTTAAGTTTCGCCTGGTTGTCTACAAGAACCTACGATCTCAATGAGAATGCGGTAGGTACTGATGGGATTCTGTATACCAGCCTGCAGAACAGCAACACTGGCAACATCCCGGCAAGCTCACCAAGCTATTGGGTGGGAACATCGGCGGCGGCTGCGGCTAGTGCTACAGCAGCGGCAACGTCTGCAACAAACGCAGCAACGTCAGAGACCAATGCAGCCAACTCTGCAACTGCCAGTGCGACTTCTGCCACTAATAGCGCAAACAGCGCCACAGCGGCAGCAACGTCAGAGACTAATGCGGCAAACTCTGCGACAGCATCAGCGACTAGCGCGACAAACAGTGCTACATCAGCGACTGCTAGTGCTAACAGCGCGACAGCGGCAGCTGCTAGCGCAACAGATGCGGCGAATACCTATGATGATTTTGATGATAGGTATCTGGGTGAGAAGTCATCTGATCCGACAACTGACAACGATGGCGATCCGCTAATAACTGGAGCCCTGTATTTCAATAGTGTCAGCACTACCATGCGGGTGTATACCGGGAGCGCATGGCAGGATACTGCTGCGATCGCCACTTCCATAACTCTGTCCCAGGTAACCGATGTTACCGCTACGGCAGCGGAAGTGAATGTCTTAGACGGCATCCCTGCAACGCTAACATCAACAGAGCTTGGATATGTTGATGGAGTGACAAGCCCGATACAGACTCAGATAAATTCAGTGTCAGGAATTCTTAGTGCAACTGCCGCAGAAGCAATTACTGCGAACGATGTTGTCGCTATGAATTCTTCTGGCGAGATTGAAAAAGTACAGATTAAAACCCCGCAGTATTCTGATTATCTTGCCTTGTATCAGGGAGACTTAACTCCTGAAGTATATTCTACGCAGGATACCGCTTCTGGAGGGGCGCATAGTTTTAATGAGAGCGCAATTGCTTATATAAAAACTCTGGATGCTTTTTTAGAGGTGGGTCTTTATAACGATGGCGTTACTTATTATGTTGAAGGTAGATTTATAACAAAGAATGAATCTGGGGTTTGGGAAAAAGGATCTGAATTCGTTATTTTTACTAGAACGTCAACCCTTAACCGCCATGTTCAACTCCGTTATGTGGAGACTTCAGAAATTTGCCTTGTCGTTTACGAGAACGGAGATATTGATTTACAAACTATTGATGTGTCTTCAATAACAACTAGCCCGACAATAGGCGCGGTGCAGCGAATAAGCTCTAGCACTGGCGAGTCGTTTGGTTTTTATGACATAGGAAAAGACGCAACAAATACCTATGATCAATTCGTAATAGAATATCAGGATGGTTCTGCTGAGCACTCTAGGCTGGTTCAAGTCACTAGCGCTGGGGTTGTTTCTTTTGGGAGTGAAATTTCTTGGGGAACTGATAGGAATCAAATGACCAGTAAGATGGCTGGTGTTTTTTATGACCCCACTAATGATTGGATCGTCTGGATTTACGTTGATGACAACAACAGTGATCGCTGTACGTTGCAATACGTTACAACAAGAACCGGGAACACTAGAAGCACAAAGCAGGTAATTGATACACAAACAAATATAGATGATTGTACTGCTGGCAGAACAACTGATAGTGATAGATGGATGATCGGTTATACACAAGGCCAGTTAAAAGTGGCAATGGTCACCTGGAACGCAACGTCATCTCTTTATGATGTAACGACAGTTGCAAACATTACTAGCATTACTGGTCAACAAGTAGATTTTGTAGATGGGACAACCAATATATCTTATTCTCCCAGAGATGAAAAAATGATTGTATTGGGGAAAGATGCCGGCAGTAACGCTATGTGTCTGACTATATTGGAAGACATAGCAACAGGTGCTTGGACTTCATCGAATGTCGCTCAGTCTCTCGCAGGGAGCGAGACAACAGGAACGCAGAACCCGAGAAACTTTACAGACCAGGGAGATCAATATTACGACAAGAAATTTGGATATTTTTCATGGGTAAATGGTCAAGTAAGAAACATATCTATGTTAAAGCAGGCTGGCACTAACTTTGATTCTCTTGTCGGGATCGCAGATACAAGTGCTTCCGCAGCCGCATCCGTAGATTACAGGGTCAGATTTAATGTGCAGGATAACTTTACTGGTTTAACTCCTGCTGCGGTTTATTATTGTGATGTGAATGGAAATGTTACAAATGTGGCTGCTGACGCGATCGTAGATGATGGCGCAAGAGTGGGCATAGCAATTTCATCAACGGAGTTACTGATAGAATGAAGATTATCGTAAATAAGCAAACAAACATCGTTGAGCTTTCGTTTCCTGATTCAGATTCCGTTGGTTTGCCTGATTATTTGAGAGTGGTCTCAAATGGCGAGAACTATCTATATAGCTCCATTACTGATCAAACATCGAAGATAGTGAGTGTGGATAGCGTTCCTGCTGATTTGTTTCAATCAAACTCTGCGGGAAGGCAGGTTGTTTATACCTACACTGATCAGGATGGATTTGTAAAAAAACCGCTCACGGCGAAAGATATTGCTGAAGACACCAAGCGAATAAATCAAGACTTTGAGCAGGAAATTTCTTCAATTAAGGAAGGATATAACGAAGACGAGATTAAGTCTTGGGATCAGCAGGCTTTGGAAGCAACCGCATACCAGAAAGACCAGACAGCGGAAACTCCGCTTTTGGATGCTATTCTGGTTAATCGCGGTGGGACTAAAGATGAACTGGTTCTCAAGATTGCTACCAATGCTACGCAATATGCTCGCGTGTTTGGTGAAGCATTAGGCAAGAAGCAGAAGAGAATTAGCGAGATTCAGTGATGACAGAGGACAGACTACGGAGGGTCGAGCAGAAGATTGATTCGCTGCAGGAAGCGGTGATTTCTCTAGCAAGGGTTGAAGAGCGGATCACGACAATCTTCAGCAGGCAGACCAAGATTGAAGAGCGCGTGAACTCGATGGACGAGAAGTTGTCCAAAATACACCCGGCGATTGCTTTTGCCGAGAGGCTGTTCTGGATAGCCGTGGTCGCTTACTTCTCTGTCGGGGATAAACTTTGAGCCACTTCGTTACTGAAAGCGTGATCATGGAGCCCGTGAATAAGGGCTGGCGGTTATTGAGCCGTGTTCAGTATTACAGTGAAACCATAGGACAGGAGATCATTGTCCCTGCAGGTTTCTTCACGGACCTTGCAAGTGTTCCGAGATTATTCAGATGGTTGGTCCCAGTGGCTAACGCAAAAAACAGAAAGGCAGCAATCGTTCACGACTACCTATGCACTGAGGCAGCTCAGAGGCTGTATGGGATAGATCAGCGAATGGCCGATAAGATATTCAGGGAAGCCCTGGCTGTATGCAACGTGCATCCGATAGGTCAGTGGGTCATGTGGACACCAGTAAGGGCATACCAGTGGACAAAGGGATTATTCAAATGATGGTCAAAGATGACATGAGGGCGATAGCTCTAATAGCCATGATCATATTCATTCTGGTTATGACCGGGTGCGGATCGGTCAATCCGACTGAGGTTGGTCAGAAGGCTAGGGAAGTAGAAGAGGCTCTCTGCCCGCTCCAGACTGCAAAGAATATAGATCAGACAATTGACAACCTGTTTGATCTGGTTCCGATCATCTCCTGGGAACCCGTCTGCCAACAATGAGCAAACCTATCTATGATCCCCGGTCTTTAATAGAACCGGGCATACTCGCTTATGCGTCCACTCCTAGACAGAGAGCGGTCGCTGAGTGCTACATCATGAACGAGTGTAACGCTCTTCAGACATCGAAGGAGCTAGGCATTACCATGCGTAATGTCCAGAAGCACGTTGCCAAGATCAGGGCTGATGCGGCGGCTAAGGGCTACGAGACTCATGCCGGATCAGTCCCGGATGGATTCAGGCTGCGCGGCAAGTCAACTCTCCTGGACGCTGATGGCAACGCCAAGATTCAGTGGGTCAAGACCGAGGTGGATAAGGAGCGCATGGCCGAGATCATGCGTGAGGTGTCTGTCAGCCTCTCTGAAGGCATCAAGCCGTGGCCGGTAGTGCAGGCTCCCAAGAGGGTCACAAAAGACCTGTGCAGCGTCTACACGATTACTGACTACCATGTGGGTGCTTACTCTTGTAGACAGGAGACCGGGGAAGAGTGGGACTTGAAGATCGCCGAGGATACCCTGTACCGGGGGATTCAGACCATGATGGATGGCTGTCCTGACTCCGAGCAGGCTGTATTCGTTCAGATGGGAGACTTCCTCCACTTTGACGGGCTTTCATCCGTAACGCCATTGAGCAAGCATCCTCTGGACGCTAGTGGACGATACAACGAGCTGGTAGAGGTTGCGGTGAAGACCTGCGTCAGAGCCGTTGAGATGCTCCTGCATAAACACAAGCGCGTTCATGTGGTGATGTGCGAGGGTAACCACGATCTCGCGGGGTCCGTGTGGCTACAGGCAGTCATGAAGATGGCGTTCGACAAGAACCCCAGGGTGACCATTGATGACTGCAAGATGCCCTATTATCAGTTTACTTGGGGCAAGGTGTTCTTAGGGTGGCATCACGGCCACTTAACGAAGATCAGGAACCTGTCCGGGAAGTTTTTCTCGGAGCCCGAGTTTAGGTCCAGCATGGCGCAGGCAGACTACCTTTACATAGCCACAGGGCATCTGCATACCCGCGAGGTGATCGAGTCTGGAGGGGCTGTCATCGAGCGTCATCCTACGCTGGCAAGTCGGGATGCCTACGCAGCAAGGGGCTTTGAACACTCTCAGAGGGGCGCTCTGGCGATCACTTACCACAAGGATAAGGGAGAGATCGCAAGGGTGACAGCTACGCCATGAGCAATGTCGTTGATCTTCCTGTTCTGTCTGCGGATAAACTGGAGGATATGGCGGTTGAGGCTGATGAGCAGTTGTGCCGGTGGATAGAGTCCAAATTGGCTTCAGGGATCAGTCCCTATACTATTCTGGGGATTCTCTCATTAAACCACTCCTGGCTTGCGGGGCAGATGACTGATGAGCAAACTGACTGATCTACTAATAAAGCACGAAGGGCTGCGCCTGAGACCGTACCAATGCACTGCAGGCAAGACCACTATTGGCGTGGGGCGAAATCTTACTGACAACGGCATCACCGAGAAAGAAGCCCTGATGATGCTCAACCGGGACATCAATGTCTGCGTCCAGGAGCTAGGCCACTATGAGTGGTTCGAAACGCTATGCCCTGCACGAAGAGATGCTATTATTGACCTGTACTTCTGTGTCGGTGGACCTTCATTCTCGAAATTTCGTAAATTGATGTGGGCAATCTCGACAGAGGATTGGGAGTCTGCTGGCGCAGAGGTACTCGATTCCAAATTCGCCCGCCAGACAGGCAACCGAGCCATAGAGCTTGCCGAAATGATGCGCACTGGCGAATACATCTAAAGCTAGCATCCCTACCACAAAGAGCGTACAATTCTCCTTCAACTTTAATAGGGAGAACGTCATGTACGACAAACTCAGACTGCCTCTGAAAATCAGTGAGGTGGAATTCAGGCTAGGCCGACAGTCTGGCGAAAAGGTTAGTTACCTGGCTTACAAGGATGCTCGCGTAGATCAGAACCGTCTGGACAATGTAGTTGGTCCGGGTTATTGGCAGCGCAAGCATGAGGTCATTGATGGCAACCTGTACTGCTCCGTAGGTATCTACAACCCAGAGATCAAGGAATGGGTGTGGGTGCAGGATGTCGGCACACCATCCAACTTCGAGTCCGAGAAGGGCGCAGCGTCTGATGCGTTCAAGCGGGCTTGCTTCAACTTGGGGATAGGCAGGGAACTGTACGACTATCCCAACATCGTTATTGAGCTAAAGAAGGGCGAAGACCCCAAGTATCTGAAGTTACGCTGGGAAGGCTTGACCGATGAGAAGGGTGTCGTGGAGCTTCGTGCCTACAGCGGCAACGAGCTTCGTTACAGCCATACCCGTGATGAGGGCTGGAAGCTAGATCAATTCATGCAGGATAACACTCAGGCGATCCTGAACAATCACGGGCTGATTCAGGACGTTAAAGAAGCAATTGATAGGTACTCCAGAGAAGAGAACCTTGAAGAGCTATACGGGGTTGCTGAGCTGTGGTTTGGATTACCGCAGGACGATCAGCAACTGCTTTTTAGGGCTCCATCTAAGGGTGGGCCATTCACCACAGCCGAGAGAAAGGTCATCAAGGAGAAGTTTGTCTCGGCGCTCAATCAGGAGAGCTACTAATGAGTTACGATAAAACCAATCGCGG